CACAACTGCAACTACTTTAGCTAACACAGGTTGCACCGTTGTTTCTCAATCATTCCCCGTTGTATTTGGTACATTAACTGGTAGCCCAATCGCTGTTCCAGCTGGCTCACAAATCGTTGATGTTAAAGTTGTTACTACAACTGTATTTAGCGCTGCAACTACTTGCAAACTCAGTATTAGTGCTGTTGATTTCACTACTACTGGTACAGTTACTTCTGTTGGTTCTGTGGCTTTGGGCGCTAATGCAACGACTCCCGGTGGCTGGTTAAACGTAGGCTCTACTGATGCTATCGTTACCTACACATTGGCTGGAACTGCGTTAACTACTGGTGCTGCAACTATTGTTATTACCTATGTAGTTTTGGCTTCTGACGGGGCTAATAACCCAACTGCATCCCAAAATTAATCTACGGGGGCAACCCCGTTTAAACACTTAGGAGATTAATTATGAGTATGCAATATGATGTAAAACAAGCGCACTTAAATGCGAGTGGGATTTTTGTTGTTGGGCCAACTCGTGTTAAAGGTGTGTCATTAACTGGTACGGCTACCGCTGGTCAATTAACTATATTTGATACATTAACAGCCCCTGTAACTACGGGAACTTATGCTCGTTCTACAACAACTGTTACGGTAACTCAAACAGCGCATGGATTAGCCAATGGGCAAGTTATTGGCATTGATTTTACTGCTGGTACAGGTGGTACTGCTACCAACGGAAACTATGCTGTCACGGTATTAACATCTAGTACTTTTACCATAACCGATATTAACTCTGGTTCAATTACTGCCGGTGCTGCAATGATTTATTCAACTGGCAAATGGCTAATGACATATGATGTAGCGGCTGGAGATTCGTATAACAACTCTCCAATAATTCCCGGAGAAGGTGTAAGAGCAGATACTGGTGTGTATGGTTATATATCAAACTTAACAGCAGCAAATATTTTTTACGGGTAAGAAATGACAGAGCCAATCCAAGCAGCAGCCTCGTTTAGTTTGGCGGGAAGGAAAGTCATGATTGGCATTCCCTCCTACGACTTCAAGGTAACTACTAAATGGGCAATTTCTTTTGCTCATTTTTGCGTAGAGGCTCAGAAACACGGCATCCAAATACAGGTTGGTAATATCTCTGGTTGTTCTGTTGTGTCTCGTGCCCGTAACCTGATTGCTTATGATTTCCTAGAGTCAGACTGTACAGACTTGATGTTTATTGATGCTGATATTAACTTTGATGCGAATGACATCTTCCGGTTACTGGCTTGGAACAGTGACCCAAAGAAAGGTATTGTTGCTGGCATTCCGGTGGCTCGTAAAAAAGGTAAAGTCTATATTTCTACATTAGACATAGATGAAGACCAAAACGTGCATATGAATCCAATGGGTCTAGTACGGGCTAAACGAGTTGCTACGGCATTTATGGTTATTCGTAGAGAAGTCTTTGAGACACTCAAAGAAAACCACCCTGAGTGGGCATATATTGACGACAGAATACAAGACGGCTTGTCGTATTCATTCTTTGATTTTAAATCTACGCCAGACGGTTATGTAGGCGAAGATTATGTATTCTGTGACCGTGCTAGAGAGCATGGCTATGAGGTATGGATAGACCCAACTATTAAATTAGGACATATGGGCGTTCATGAGTTTGAAGGTTCATTTGGAGAAGACTACCTATACCCTATGTTGCGCCCCCTTGAGACTAAAAAGGATGTAGCATGAAGACACCAGCATGGACACGTAAGGAAGGTAAGAACCCTAAAGGTGGTTTAAACGCCAAAGGTAGGGCTTCATATAATGCTGCTAATCCGGATAAACCGGGATTAAAGGCTCCTCAACCAAAGGGCGGTTCTAGAAAAAAATCATTCTGTGCTCGTATGGAAGGTATGAAAAAGAAGTTAACCAGCGAGAAAACGGCTAAAGACCCACAGTCTCGTATTAATAAATCGTTACGAGCATGGAAATGTTAAATGTAATGGAATTATGGACTGGTGGGCTGACCATCTTTATGGCGGTTATTGGATATATTATGAATGAAAAGTTTGCAGAATTAGCACGTATTAGTATTTTGTTAAACAAAACAAGAGAAGAGGTGGCTCGTGATAACGTTACTAAAGCAGAAGTGGAACGCATTGTTGAACACATGGACGCAAGGTTTAACAAACTTGAAAACAAAATTGACCAACTTATTAGCAGATAAAAATGCCAAGTAGTTCAAAAAAGCAGCACAATTTTATGGAAGCAATTGCTCATAACAAGGCATTTGCTAAAAAGGCTGGCGTACCACAATCGGTAGGTCAGGAATTCGCAAAAGCCGATAAAGGCAAAACTTTTAAAGAGGGTGGAATGATGAAACATAGTGATATGAAAGAAGACATGAAGATGGATAAGTCTCAGGACAAAGCCATGATTAAAAAAGCCTTTAGACAGCATGATATTCAAGAGCACAAAGGTGGTAAGGGTACTAAATTAGCCTTGAAAAAGGGCGGTATGATGAAGTATGCTGATGGTGGTCAAGTTGACCCACGTGCGGCTGCAATGATGGCTAAGAAACGTCCAATGCCTCCGGGAAGAATGCCTCCTCCACAAGGTAATCCAAACGTTGCTGCTCCACAGTTACAAGGCAGGCCAACAATGGCTCGTCCAATGGCTCCAGCCGCTGCTCCAGCACCAACAATGCCAATGAAAAAAGGCGGACGTATTGCTTCTAAAGGTGAACACTCTGTTCAGAAGAAATCAAAGCGTGGCGCTATGGTTGTAAAAATGGCTAATGGTGGTTTTGTAAAGTCTGCTGATGGTATTGCCAAGCGTGGTAAAACACGTGGAAAGATGTGCTAATGAGAGCATCTCGTGGGATGGGTGATATAAACCCATCCAAAATGCCGGATGGTAAAAAGAAAGCCCGTAGAGATGATACGGACTTTACTGAATTTGCTAAGGGTGGAAAAGTAAATGCGGCTGGTAATTACACCAAACCAAGTCTTCGTAAACGGATTGTTTCTCAAGTTAAATCCGCAGCAACACAAGGCACGGGTGCAGGTCAGTGGTCAGCCCGTAAAGCACAGTTAGTAGCAAAGAAATATAAAGCCGCTGGCGGGGGATATAGAGATTGAAAGCGCCACAACAGTCTTTAAAAAACTGGGGAGACCAGAAATGGACTACCAAGTCAGGTAAGAAATCATCTGTAACTGGTGAGAGATACTTGCCAAAAAAGGCTATTGATGCTTTAAGCCCTCAAGAGTATGCTGCAACTACTAAAGCAAAACGAGCCGGTAAGGCAAAAGGTAAGCAGTTTGTAGCACAACCAAAGAATATAGCAAAGAAAACCGCAGGTTATAGATAATGGCATACACGTCAGGAACAACCGAGTTTAATCTACCATTTAATGAAATGGCAGAAGAGGCTTATGAGCGTTGTGGCATAGAAATGCGTACTGGTTACCAGTTACGCACGGCTAGACGTAGCCTAAATTTAATGACAATTGAGTGGGCAAACAGAGGTATTAATCTGTGGACTATTGAAGAAGGTGAGATTCAATTAGTCACCGGACAGGTTAGTTACCCACTACCGGTAGATACAATTGACCTGTTAGACCATGTTATGCGTAGGAATCAAGGCACTATAAACCAGAGTGATATTAGTATTACTCGTATTTCTGAAACATCTTACCTACAGATACCTAATAAACTAGCGCAAGGCTTTCCAATTCAGATATTTATTAATAGACAAACAGGGGAAACTAACGCCACAACTGCTACTTTGGTGGGTAATGGTACAACTGCTAACATTAGTGCTACAGATACTACAATTGAAGTCAGTTCTACGGTTGATTTAGGCGCTTCCGGTTATATCAAAATAGATTCTGAAACTATTTATTACACTAGCGTGGTTGGTAATATTCTTCAGTTATGCGCTCGTGGACAAAACAATACCACTGCCGCTGCTCATACGGCAGGGGCGGTAATATACAATCAAAACTTACCAACAGTTAGCGTCTGGCCTACCGCTAGTGCTGGTGGCAGTCCATACACATTGGTCTATTGGCGTATGCGTAGGATACAGGATGCTGGGGGAGGAACTAGTGTTCAAGATATTCCGTTCCGTTTATTACCTTGTTTAGTTGCTGGCTTGGCTTATCATTTATCGGTAAAGAATCCAACTACTGGCGATAGAACTCAAATGTTAAAAGCGGCTTATGATGAACAATGGCTAGTTGCTTCGCAGGAAGATAGAGAGAAAGCGTCCTTGCGACTTGCTCCACGACAGACGTTTTGGTAATGTATGGCTAACAATTATGCGTCAGGTAAGTATTCAATTGCTGAGTGCGATAGGTGTGGTCAGCGGTTCATGCTTAAGCAGTTACGAAAAGAGATTATTAAGACCAAGTTATTTAATATTAAAGTGTGCCCTGAGTGTTGGGACCCAGACCAACCACAGTTATCGTTAGGTTTATATCCAGTCAATGACCCGCAAGCGGTTCGGGAACCAAGACCAGATACCAGTTATCAAGTTTCAGGTACCACTGGTTTACAGATTATTGATACAAATAGTACAAATATAGATGCCGTAGGGTATCAAGCAGAGGGTAGTAGAGTTTTTCAGTGGGGATGGAATCCAGTAGGAGGTTCCAGAGCCTCGGATGCAGGTTTAACACCAAACGATTTAGTGTTGAACTTTCAGTTGGCAAGTGTCACAATATCAACAACATAAGGAGTTTAAACATGGCTTTCGTTAAATCAGCAGACGGAATTGTTAAAAAAGGTAAAACACAGGGTACAAATTTAGGTAACTCCGGACCAACGGTCATGGGAGATAATGGCGGCAAGAAATCTGCTGGCGTTACATCCATGAAAATGAAACAAGTTGGACGTAATTTGGCTCGTGCTATGAATCAAAAATCATCAGGTAGAGGTCGATAATGGGAAAATTTTCTAAAAAGGTCATGGGTAAAGAAGTTGGCGATGCCAAAGTCTATGCACAACCACACACAATGGACGGTAAAGCCATGAAGAATGTTAAGATTGGATACCAAACAGACCCTAACTCAATGAGTGCCGTAGAGACTACTCCGGGAATGCCAGCACGTAGAGTGAGTGCCGGTAATCCAGCAAGAGAAGATGTCAAAACATCTGGTATTGCACAGCGTGGGCATGGCGCAGCAACAAAAGGCTTTACCTCACGTGGTCCAATGGCTTAAAGGTTGACATGAACTACGCAGACTTAGTTATAGCGGTTCAAGATTATACGGAAAACACCTTTCCGACTGTAGATATGAACCGTTTTATTCAGCAAGCGGAACAGAAGATATACAATTCTGTTCAATTGCCGTCTTTGCGTAAGAATGTAGTTGGTGTTACATCCCCAGCAAACAAATATCTGTCCTGTCCTGATGATTATCTATCTTCGTTTTCTTTAGCAGTCATTGAAAACTATGGTTTGGCTACAGAAAGGTATACATTCCTATTGAATAAAGATGTAAACTTTATTAGAGAAGGCTATCCAAGCCCGAATGATACGGGTTTGCCTCTATATTACGCCCTATTTGGGCCACAATATTCATTCCCAAATGAGTTAAGTTTCATTCTGGGGCCAACTCCAAACGCTGTTTATCGTATGGAGTTACATTATTTCTACTATCCGCAGTCAATTGTTACCGCTAGTAATACTTGGTTAAGTGATAACTTTGATACAGCCTTACTAAATGGCACATTAATGGAAGCAATTACTTATATGAAGGGTGAGCCAGACCTTGTTACCTTGTATAAAGCCCGATATGACGAGTCAATGATGCTTCTCAAACAACTTGGCGATGCCAAAGAGAAGGGCGATTCATTCCGTGATGGCGTTCCTAAGTATCCAGTCACATGATTTCACAAACCATAACCACATCGTTTAAACAGAACATCTTTCAAGGTGTGCAAAACCTGTCAACAAACACTATTTACATGGCTTTGTACACTGGGAGTGCAGATTTAGGTGCTGATACCACGGTGTATACAACATTAGCAGAGGTAGTTGGTACTGGATATGTTGCTGGTGGCAAACCTTGCCAAAATATAACTATTAACACGTCAGGAACCACTGTTTATGTGAGTTTTAATAACGTTGTTTGGACTGGGGCAGCCTTTACTTGTAGGGGTGCGTTGATTTACAATCAGAGTCAAGGAAACAAATCAATTGCAGTACTAAATTTTGGGGCTGATAAGACTGCAACGTCCAGTTTTACAGTGACATTACCAGCAAATTCTGCTGATAGCGCATTAATAAGAGTTTAAACGGGGGTTATATGGCATTAGTTACCACTACCAAAGGCGAAATGGATGATTCTTTGTTAGAGAAAAAAGAAGGTTCAGTTGAAAATGATATTGAGTACACAACTTGGACAGAATATTGGCTAGATGGTGAACTAGTCCACCGTTCTGCTCATGTAACCCTTAAAACTTCACCATTTACCGATTTAGTCGGTGCAACTATAGGATAAATTATGGCAAATACTCAATCAATGTGTACTTCGTTTTTGGGGGAACTGTTAAGTGCAACCCATAACTTTAGTTCGGCTAATCCAGCGCAAACTGCAAGCACAGCAAATACATTTAAAGCGGCTTTATATCTAGCATCTGCTACGCTAAATGCGTCAACTACGGTTTACAGTGCTACTGGTGAAGTAACAGGTACAGGATATACGGCTGGTGGCGTAGCGGTAACTGGTGCAACTAATCCAGCATCTACAAATGCATCTACAACTGCTGGCGTAGGGTACTGGACACCATCTGCTCCTATTGTTTACACGACAGTAACATTGTCTACTGCGTTTGACACTATGTTGTTATATAACTCAACTCAGTCTAACAAGGCGGTTGCTGTATATACCTTTGGTTCGCAGACAATTACTGCCGGTAACTTTACTTTAACAATGCCATCAAACACGACAACAACCGCTTTAGTACGCTTATCTACAACTTAAGGTAATGTATGGCTCTGGGCTGGGGTGATAATGCGTGGGGCGATAACGGGTGGGGTGGAACGCTTGAGTTAACTGGCGTAGTAGGTACTGGTTTATTAGGTGATGAAGTACCATCAACCACCATAGCGCTAACCGGTGTTGGCGCTAGTGGTGCAATAGGAACGGTAGTAGCAAGTGTAGATGAGAATGAAGACGGTACATTTGCTAGTGGATTTGTAGGAACAGTAGCACTAGGAATAAGCATACCGCTAACAGGTGTAAATGCAAGCGGTTTAACTGGAACGGTAGAGCACGGTAAAGAAGTAACAATTACAGGCGTTCTAGGTTCTGGTGCAGTAGGAACGGTAACTGGTGGTAAGTCTGTACCTATAACCGGTGTTTCTACAGGCGGTGAGGTTGGTTCTGTAGGAGTTGGAAAAGAAGCCCCACTAACTGGAGTGCTTGCAAGTGGTGTTATAGAAACAATAACAGAGACTATTAGTGTAGTTTTAGCCGGTGTAAATGCAAGTGGTTTAGTAGGTACAGTAACAAACGGTGGAATAACAGTACCATTAACTGGTGTTAATGCATCAGGTTTACTTGGTATTGTATATCCGGGACAAACAATAACCGGAGTTGCTGGACGAGGCGCAGTAGGAACGATAACAAACGGTGGAATAACGGTAGCGTTAACAGGTGTTAATGCGGTAGGAAAAGCAGGTAATTTGGGATATTATTATTGGCAAGAGATTAACAATAATCAAACGGCTAATTGGGCGCAGATTAACAACGGGGAATTACCAAATTGGACAGAAATAACAATGGTATAGGAATACTATGATCACATATTCATCAAATTTAAAAATAGAATTAATTGCAACGGGCGACCAATCTGGCGTTTGGGGAACAACCACTAATTCAAACTTCTCTAACGTGTTTGAACAGTCTATTGTGGGTCGTGTAACTGTTTCATTTAGTAACGCAGACGTTACATTAACCGCTACTAATACTGTAGCCAGCCAAGATTATCGCAATGTCTACTTAAACTGTACCGGTACCAATGCTGCTTCAAGAAACTTAATTGTACCTACATTAAATAAAAACTATATTGTAGAAAACAACACGACAGGTGGGTTTTCTATTGTTGTAAAGACATCCGCAGGTACAGGAATCACTATTCCTAATGGCTCTAAGTGTGCGGTCTATGTTGATGGTACCAATGTGGTACAAAATGACAACTATTTCCCTGCTGCTGTTTTTGCTTCTATTACAGATTCAGGATTAACAAGTGGTCGTGTTACTTTTGCTTCTACTAGTGGGTTGTTGGCAGACTCTGCTAACTTGACATGGGATGGTTCATTTCTAACAGCCGCAAGTATTAAAGATACTGCATTAACATCTGGTCGAGTAACATTTGCAGGTGCTAGTGGATTATTAAGTGATAGTGCTAATTTAACTTGGGATGGTTCTACTTTTGGTGTTACAGGTGCGGGTACTTTTTCTACTGGTTTAACTCGCACGCACGCACAAGGAACAGATGCTTATATAACAAATACAACAACAGGAAAAGCAAATACTGTTGTTGGATTTAATGATTCAGGCTCAACTAATGCACAAGGAGTCCCAACAGGATACGCATATTACGGAACTTTACAAACATTCCCTGTAGCAATAACTACATCAGGTATTCTTGCTGCTACTTTTAGCACATCAGGCAACCTAGGTCTTGGAGTTACTCCTAGTGCTTGGGATACAACAGTTTATAAGGCTTCTCAAATTGGCACAGGAATAGGTGTTGGCTCTGTAGTTGGAAGAACTGATGGTGCAAATGGTGCTGGTCTTGCACTTAATGGTTATTACAGCACTACAGGTTGGAGATATATTGGTACAAGTAACGCAAGTTTGTATTTTCAAAGTAGTGGTCAGCATCAATGGTACAACGCACCATCAGGCACAGCAGGAAACTTAATAACACTTACCCAAGCAATGACACTAGATGCTAGTGGGAATTTAGGTATTGGGCCAACTTCGCCTTCTGTGAAATTACACGCTTCTACATCTGGCGCAGGAATACAAGAAGTTGAGTGGCTAAACAATTCGCAAGCAGTTGGTGCTGATGTTGGTTCCGCAATGGTATTTACAGGAACATCAAGCAACAATGGTCTTGCTCGTATTAGCGGGGCATTTGCTGGTGCTACTACTGCTGACGGCGCTTACATGGCATTTAGTACCAGAGCCGTTACTACGGGAGCATTAACAGAACGGATGCGACTTGACGCATCAGGCATCCTAGGTCTTGGAGTTACTCCTAGTGCTTGGGGAAGCAATTACAAAGTTATGGAGTTTGGTGACTCTGATAATCAATCTTTTTTTTATGGACAAACAAACGCCAATGTAGTGTCGATGGGAACAAACACCTACCACGACGGCACAAATTACAAATATAAATTTAATGGGTATGCTTCTTTTTATCTTCAATTTAACGGAGAACATCGTTGGGCTATAGCACCATCAGGCACGGCAGGAAACACAGCATCTTTTACCCAAGCAATGACACTAGACGCAATTGGTAATTTAGGTATAGGCACAAGTAGTCCACAAGGCTCTTTCAAACTTACCATTAGCGGAACTGACACCATATCCCCTGCTGTTTATCTTGAGAACACAACTAATTCTAAAGCGTATTCCATGCGAGCAACAGGCACTTCGTGGATTATTCGTGATAACACGGTAGGAGAAGATAGGATTACTTTAAATACTAGTGGTAATGTAGGTATAGGTACCAGTTCGCCATCTAGTAAGTTGGATGTGGAGTCGTCCGCTGCCCAAACTTTAGTTAGAATTACAAGCACCGATTCAGGTGGTCGCATTTGGAATATGGGCAGTTTAGCAACAGCCAGCGGTTTAGGTACGGGTGGTAGTTTTGCTTTTCGAGACAGTACACAGGGCAATACTCAAGTTCAAATTGGTCAGTACAACCAGACTGTTTCCCTTCAAGGTGCATCTCCTGTATCTGGTACTGGTATTACGTTCCCTGCAACACAATCAGCATCATCCAACGCAAACACACTAGATGACTATGAAGAAGGTACTTGGACACCTAATCTTACACGAGCAAGTGTTAGTCCTGTTATTTCTACTACAGTTTCAGGTGGATATACTAAAGTTGGAAATGTAATAACAATTTGGGGAATTATCACCATCAATTCCATTACATCTCAAGGTACTAATGTATGGTTAGTTAGTGGAATACCATTTAATTTTACTGGGACAAGAGGTTCAATGGGAGCGGCTGGTAATTTTAGTGTTACATCAATATCAACAGCACAAAATATTACAGCAGTTGGTGATTCAAATGCTGCTGATAACTATTTTTATTTACAAAACGCAGATGGTTCGGCTTTTACTACTAACGTGCAAGCAGGTACTTTATATTTAACATTAACTTATCAAACTAGTTAATTAATGTGGATTCATTAATCAGAAAAGGAGTTTTTAAATGGCATTAACTAAAGAAATCGTAGTAGACCAAATTACAGTAACAGAATATGGAACTGTATTGGTTCGTGAAGTAACAAGAATTATGGAAGATGGTAACGAAATATCTAAACAATATCATCGTACATCTTTTGCGCCATCTAGCGATGTATCAGCACAACCACAGAATGTTCAAGACATTTGTAATGTTGCATGGACACAAGAAATAATTACTGCATATCAAGCACAACAAGCAGAAAGAACGGGAGTTTAATTATGGCAAACGTATATACATGGACAATTACTTGTATGGACTGCTCTACTACAGAAACTAATCCTGATACTGTAATTACAGCACATTGGACTTGTGCAGGGACAGATGGCACTTATAACGCCTCTGTATACTCTACTTGTTCATTCGCACCACCTGAAGGCACATTTACACCTTACGCAGACTTAACGCAAGAACAAGTCCTAGGATGGTGCTGGGCTAACGGTGTAGATAAAGACGCAACAGAAGAGGCTGTAGGAAATCAGTTGGCTAACTTAGTCAACCCTCCTGTTGTAACTCCACCGCTACCTTGGAATACACCAGCCGTATAGATTTTTAAACCGTAGTACAACCTAGGAGAATAGCATGAGCGAAAACACAAAAAAGCCCGCCATAGTTATTGATGAAGTAGAGTATTTGATAGACGATATGACCAACGAGCAGCAAATGATGGTTAATCACATTGATGATT